CAGCACCAGCAGTAGCACCAGCAGCAGCACCTACTACAGCAGATGCAGGCGGCAAAGGCAAAGAAGCTACTCTAAACGATGTTGTTAAAAGTCTTGACACATTAAATAAGCAAGTGGGCCTATTAAATTCAGAAATGTCCAAATTACCTAACTTGATGGAGAGGTCTGTAAAAGCAACCAAAGCCCTTAATGGCAATGTAAATGCGAGTGTATAATGAGTTGGAAAAAATATTTTACTCCTGTAGGCAACAACGTACTCACTGACGGTTCGCTCAGTCCAATGAGCAGCGGAAATAGTTCTCGACCAGGACCTGCAAGAACGAATTATAGCAGTTACTTGCCAGACGTATACGCTGGCGCGCCTAATCGCGTAGAAAGATACTTGCAGTATGATACTATGGACATGGACCCTGAAGTAAATGCAGCGTTAGATATTTTGGCAGAATTCTGTACTCAAAAAAACAAAGAAAATAATACACCATTCCAATTAGTGTTTAAAAACAAAGCCACTAACAGTGAAATAAGAATTTTAAGGGAGTATCTACAACAGTGGAGTAAACTACAACAATTTGAAAATAGGATTTTTAGAATGATGCGTAACCTGTTCAAATATGGTGACGCTTTTTTTATCAGAGATCCTGAAACACAACAATGGATGTACATTGACTCAGGTAAAATAACAAAAATTATCGTGAATGAATCAGAAGGGAAAAAACCAGAACAATACATCATACGAGATCTCAATATAAATTTCAAAGACCTTGTAGTCACAATGATACATCCAAATACTACAAACACACAAAATAGAGGTACCACATACGCCGCAGGCGGCGGAGCAGTTAGAGGATTGGCCGGCTCTTATCCCGGATCTGTGGGATCAAGATTTGAATTGACACAGCAAGAAGAAGCTATAAATGCTGAACACGTCATACACATCAGTCTAAGCGAAGGTCTAGACAATAACTATCCGTTCGGAAATAGTCTGTTAGAACAGGTATTTAAAGTTTTCAAACAAAAAGAATTACTTGAAGATGCAATTATTATCTATCGTGTACAACGTGCTCCGGAGCGCAGGGTATTCTATGTCGATGTAGGCAATATGCCCAGCCACTTGGCTATGGGATTTGTTGAACGTGTTAAAAATGAAATACATCAAAGGCGTATTCCTAGTGCCACAGGAGGAGGACAAAATGTCATTGATTCGGCGTATAATCCATTATCTATTAACGAAGACTATTTCTTCCCACAGACAGCGGAAGGACGTGGTTCGAAAGTTGAAACATTGCCGGGGGGCACCAATCTAGGCGAAATTGATGATTTAAAATTCTTTACAAACAAGTTATTCAGAGGTCTGCGCATCCCAAGTTCATATCTCCCTACCGGAGCAGATGACAGTCAAGCTCAGTACAACGATGGGCGTGTTGGCACAGCGTATATACAAGAATTTAGATTCAACAAATACTGCGAAAGACTGCAAAGCCTAGCGGCAGTGATATTTGATGAAGAATTCAAACGTTATCTAGAGAAACGTGGAGTAAACATAGATGCCAGTCTATTTGAACTGAAACTACAGACACCAATGAATTTCGCTGCCTATCGACAGAGTGAAGTAGATGGCCAACGCATTAATACTTTCAACACTATTCAGGCCGTGCCTTTTATCAGTAAAAGGTTCGCACTGAAACGTTTCTTAGGTTTAAGTGATGAAGAACTTGCAGAAAATGAACGTCTATGGTCTGAGGAGCAGGGCAAAAGCACTCCAATACCTACAGACAGCAGTGGAGAATTACGTTCAATTGGCATAAGTCAAAGCGATCTATCAAATGATGCCGAGGCTGCTACTGATACAGAAGCCACGCCCGAACAGGCCCAAGCGGCCCCACAAGCAGGAACAGCCGCAGCGCCCACAGCTCCGGCCACGCCACCAGCCGCATAAATATATTGCTATGATTTTACGTGAATTGTTTTATATAGACAAAGACAAACAAACCTTGACCAATGATTTGAGGTACGATCCTCAGCGAGATGTAAGTGCAATTAATAAAAGAGACACACGTAAAACACGTCTTACACTTGAGCAGATTAATAGACTGCGTAAACAATCTGAAGCACACATACTTGAACAGGAACAAGAACTACAGTTTGTAAAATCCATGTACGGTGCGCCATCAGCACCTCCAGCTTAAAAAAATTGCCAAAGATAAATTAGCATAAGGAGATTCTATGCGCTGTTTTGTTTTAGGCAATGGCAAAAGCCGTCTCGCTATTCAGCCTTCAGAACTAATAGGCTATGGTAAAATTTATGGGTGCAATGGACTGTACAGAGAATTTGAACCAGACTGTCTAATCGCTGTAGATCCAAAAATGGTAATGGAAATCAATGCTACCGGTTACCAACACACACATGAAGTATGGACCAACGGCAACGCTAGATACAAAACCCTTAGAGGATTTAATTTTTTTAAACCTAGTTTAGGGTGGAGCAGTGGTCCTACGGCCCTAGAATTTGCCAGTCGTTCTGGTGTAAGAGAAATCTTCATACTGGGCTTTGACTATGAAGGGGATCAGGGCAAGTTCAATAATGTTTACGCTAACAGTAAAAATTATAAAATGAGCACGGACGTGGCCACCTATTATGGAAATTGGATGCGTCAAACTGAAAAAGTAATACGTGATTTCAAGCACGTTAGATTTTTCAGGCTAGTAAATGATAAATATTTTGACCCAGGTTGGCACTTTCCTAATTTCCGCCATATGGAATATAAGGAATTTAAACAATTATTGAAAACATGGCCTAAAACTACTTAATTTTCGGCCATTTTACACCCTTTTACGCAATCATTTGTAAATATATAACAGCCTTGTAACTACAGGAGATATAACATGACTGACCGCAATAAGTTCGAGCAGATGCTCGAGTATCTAGTTAACGAAGACCAAGCAAAAGCTAAAGAAATGTTTCACCAAATCGTGGTAGAAAAATCACGTGAGATTTATGAAAACCTTCTTGCAGAAGAATTTAAAGATGACGATGTTGAAGAAGGTATGGAAAAAGACGATGTTGAAGAAGCCATGGACGATGACGACCATGAAGATATGCCAACCGACGAAATGATGGATCAAGACATGGATGACACTGAAGCGGCGGAATCTTTCAATGATACCATGGAAGCTGATGATGATGATGACATGGGCGATATGCCCAATATGGACGCCACTGACGATTTTGAAGATGATGTAAAAGGCAGTGATCCTGAAGAAATCGTATCTGACATGGGTAACGCAGTAGACGATTTAGATGCATTAGTAGCAGAATTAGAAGATGCTATTGCCAAGTTTGACAATGGCGATATGAGTATGGGTATGGACGATGAGGGTGATGAAAAACCTAAAGAAACATATGCATTCGAAGATGAAAAACTAATGCGCGAATACGTTGAAAAAGTAGGAGAAACCTACAAGGGCGGAAAAGTTGCTGGCACTTCAGAACCAGCAGGTGGTAATACTAAAAGCGTAGTGGCAAAAAAGAATGATATGGGCGGTACGACAGAGAATATTGCCCGTGGTGGCGAAGGCGGCGGTAATAAGTCAAGCCTCCCAGGTCACGCAAATGCTAAGACAGAAAATCTTGGCAACGTGAATGTTCCAGGTGGCAAAGCAGGAGTAAAACATCTTAAAGGTGTACCAGCAGGCCATGGGGCAGAAAAGAAGGGTGCAGGTGAAGATGCACAAAACAAAAAGAGCGTAGTCGGATCTAGATAATGCAACAACTACTTCGCGAACATCTTTCGTTTACACAGGCAAATATCGTTTTGGAGCAAGATGAAAAAGACGGTAAAAATCTGTTTATGAAAGGTATCTGCATACAGGGTGGTATTAAAAATGCTAACCAACGTGTTTATCCTGTAGACGAGATTAGCAGGGCTGTTAAAACTCTAAATGATCAGATAGACAATGGTTATTCTGTGTGCGGTGAAGTAGATCATCCCGATGATCTTAAAATTAACCTGGACCGTGTCAGCCACATGATTACAAATATGTGGATGGACGGTCCAAATGGTTATGGGAAGTTAAAAATATTGCCTACACCTATGGGGCAACTAGTATCAACGATGTTGGGCAGTGGCGTCAAATTAGGTGTAAGCAGCAGAGGTTCTGGAAACGTCAGAGATGATGGATCCGGCCATGTTAGCGACTTTGAAATTATAACAGTTGATATAGTCGCACAACCAAGTGCTCCCGGTGCGTATCCTACACCAATTTACGAACACCTCATGAATACTCGTGGCGGTTTAAGTAGCCTTCGCATAGCAAAGGAAGTGCAGGGCGACCCAAAAGCACAAAAATATCTCAAGGAAAGCTTATTACGTGTAATAAGCGGCCTCCAATAATAGGAGAAACACATGTTGGATTCGTTAAAAACATTGTTTGAAAACAACGTGATTTCTGAAGAGATTAAGGCAGAAATTGAACAGGCATGGAACCGCAAGGTTGTTGAAAATCGTGAACTAGTGACACAACAACTACGCGAAGAGTTTGCCCAGCGCTACGAGCATGACAAACACGTCATGGTCGAAGCACTAGATAAGATGATTTCCGATCATCTTAGCACAGAGATCCAAGAATTCAAAGAAGATAAGGCACAACTAGCAGAAGCAAAAGCCAAGTATGCTAAGAAAATGAAAGACGATGGCAAAAAGATGAAAGAATTTGTAGTTCATCAACTGGCCAAAGAAATTTCTGAACTTCATGAAGATCAAAAGCAAACAGCAGACAAGTTCCATAAACTTGAACAATTTGTGATCGATGCTCTATCAGAGGAAATCGCAGAGTTTTATCAAGACAAGCAAGATTTAGCCGAAACAAAGGTTAGACTTGTAAAGGAAGGTAAAGAACAAATTTCTCTATTAAAAGAGAAATTTATTAAACGTGCAGCAGTTATGGTAGAATCTATGGTAAGTGAAAGCTTATCAAAAGAAATCACACAACTGAAAGAAGATATTGATGCTGCTCGTAGAAATGATTTCGGACGTAAACTTTTCGAAGCATTCGCGTCTGAATACCAGGCAAGTTATCTAAACGAAAAATCTGAAACAAGTAAATTACTCAAGGTCATAGACCTGAAAGATTTAGCTATTACTGAAGCCAAAACTGAAGTAGTAGAACAACAAAAAGCCTTAGAAAGTAAAGTTTTAGAGATTGAACGTTTAAAAGATGCTGCGCAGCGGCAGGCAATTATTTCTGAATTAGTAGCTCCATTGAGCAAAGATCAGAAATCTATCATGACTGAATTATTAGAAAGTGTGCAAACACAGAAATTACATAACAGTTTTGACAAGTATTTGCCAGCAGTGATTGCGGGCGAGACCAAACCACAACAAAGACAGGCACTAGTAGAGGCAAAAGAAATTACAGGAAATAAAATTGCTAATAGCAAATTTAGTAGCGAGTTTGATTCTAATATAATTGATATTAGACGGCTTGCTGGATTATAAAGTTTAAGGAGAAACTAAATGTCAGATCTACTAAATGGTCGTTGGCAGGAGACTAAAGAGGCTCTACTAGAAGGCCTACAAGGTACTCGCAAATCAGCAATGGCTGTAACTTTAGAAAATACTCGCAAGTATTTGGCTGAAAGTGCAACTGCTGGTGCTACCTCTGCCGGTAATGTCGCAACACTTAACCGTGTTATCCTGCCCGTGATTCGTCGTGTCATGCCAACCGTTATTGCTAACGAACTAGTTGGTGTTCAACCGATGACTGGCCCAGTCGGCCAAATTCACACACTAAGAGTTCGTTATGCTGATACATCAGCCAATGCTGGTGTGCTAGCCGGTGAAGAGGCACTAAGCCCATTCAAGATCGCTGCTAGTTATGCAGGTAACGAAGTAGCAGCAACACCAAAAGCCGGTAGCACAGCTACTCTTGAAGGTGCTGCTGGTAAGCGCATGAGCATTCAAATTCTAAAGCAAGTAGTTGAGGCTAAAACCCGCAAACTATCTGCACGTTGGACATTTGAAGCTGCACAAGATGCACAAGCCCAACAAGGCATTGACATCGAAGCAGAAATTATGGCTGCGCTTGCACAAGAGATCACTGCTGAAATTGATCAAGAGATTCTAACAAGTCTACGTAGCCTTGCTGGAACAGCAGTGGAGACTTACAACCAAGCCGCAGTAAGTGGTACAGCCACTTTCGTTGGTGATGAACATGCTGCTCTAGCAGTTCAGATCAATCGTGCTGCAAACTTAATTGCACAGCGTACACGTCGTGGCGCTGGCAACTATGCAGTTGTAAGCCCGTTAGCATTGACAATTCTTCAAAGTGCCACAACTTCTGCGTTCGCAAGAACAACAGAAGGTGCTTTTGAAGCACCTACAAACACTAAGTTTGTTGGTACATTGAACAGTGCCATGCGTGTATATGTTGATAGCTATGCTAGCGACAGCACAAATGTTCTGATTGGTTACAAAGGTTCTAGCGAATCTGATGCACCAGCATTCTACTGTCCATACATTCCATTGATGAGCAGTGGTGTTGTGCTTGATCCTAGCACATTTGAGCCAGTAGTCAGCTTTATGACACGTTACGGATATGTTGAGTTAACAAACACAGCATCTTCTCTAGGTAACGCTGCTGACTATCTAGCCAATGTGGGTATCACAAACGCGAACGTTAAGTTCAGCTAATCAAATCTTTTTTACAAAAGGTTTCAAAGCGGATGGCAACATCCGCTTTTTTTATGACTTGGCTGAAACGGCTAAATACTGAGTCTAAATGAGTGCCTGCATGGGGCAGGACTTATGCGGTTACCCGCCGCGTAGACCTAGAACGTCGACATAGGAGAAAACAAATGGGACGTCCATTAAAAAAAGATAGATTAGGTACCGATGTCATCGGTACCCCGTCAGGCGATACTGGCGTAAGAGTTGAGGCATTTTTTGGCGGTGTGGCCTACACTGATGCCACATATAATTCAGCTACAAATTATGCCTACATCTTTAAACAGCGTGGTGCTAAGACATTCGTAGTGGCCAATCAAGCAGGTACTTTGTCAGGACCATTGGTTCTTCAAGCGGCGGTGCCCAGTGCTAACGGCCAAATGAGACTGAATGGTTTCATTGGCGGCAATGGAGCGTCACCAACACCATTAGCTAAAATTACCAAGCGAGTCGCTACAGATTTCAGCGCTAACCGGTACAACTGGATCCTTGTTAACGACAGTACTAGTGACTACATTCAACTAACAGCCATCTAACAAAGTGCTAGAATGAAAATATTACAAGTCAGAGACAGTGATTACAAACTGCAAGTTCAAAGTGGTGGACAAATAGTATTAGATACTGGTGGGGGCTTTGGACAAGTTTATATCACCGGTGATTTATTTGTGGCAGGGGCAACCACCACAATTAATTCTACCACGCTTACTGTTGATGACAATATTATCATCATCAATGATGGTGAAGGAGGAGCCGGCGTAACTCTAGGCCAAGCCGGTATCTCTATAGATCGTGGTTCTAGCCCAGATGCAATTTTTGTTTTCAATGAGTCAGTGAGTCATTACAGCCCAGCGACAGGCACGTCAGTGTTTGGCACTTTTGAATTCAAAAATCAAAGTGGCACACAGATCGGATTAAAGACAAACAGTATTATGACAGGTGGTAGTAGTCTGGCACTGATTGGTTCAGGAAACGGTGTGTTAACAGTTCAAGGCACTAGTAATTATGAACAAAATGTTCTTGATTATTCAGACCCATTGTTACCACCACTTAATGATGACTTCATTCCTAACATGAAGGCTATAGAAGATTATGTTGCTGCCGCATTCGTGGGAGTATTACAGCCTGGTATCCAGGACGGTGATACCAGTGTGTTTACCAAAGATCAAAGTAATTTGAATAATCCATTGCCTAGTGTTATTGAATTTAAGGTTGATGCTACACTAGTTGCGGAAATGAATTCGTCTGGTCTTGAAGTAGGAAATGTAACTATTGGTTCTAATACTATTTCAAGCATTGGTATTACAAATTTAGAAATTTCAAGTAATACATTAGAGGTAGATCTAAATGCTGTTTTGTCACTGCAAGATCAATCAGATCCTAGTGCCACAGCAGGTGCTTGTAAACTATACACTAAGAGTGCTGTGGGCAGCGGAAATACTGGTATCTATTATGTGAATACAAAAATTGATTATGACGGCTCTACAGTAATCACCTTACAAGATGAATTAGTGTCGCGGAACAGAGCACTGTTGTTTAGTATTATATTTTGAGGAAAAGATATGGCTGTCCAAAGTTTAGCAATTACCACTGCTGCACAAGATTTATTTTTATCTACCGGCAACAATGCAGTAACAACCATTATGGTTTGTAATAAGATTGTCTTTGATCCTGGCGATCCCATTGCTGATCAAACTTTTCTTTATATGCACGTAGTAGCCAACGGCGATGCAGTAGGAGACACGAATTTAGTTGTGAATAAGTTAGTAGTACCGGCAGGCGAGACTGTGACCTTTGACACAGAAAAGATTATTCTAGCCAACGGAGACAGAATTGTGGTTAGAAGTGAGAATCCGCAGAATTTAGTAGCAACAATTAGTACCTTGGATTTATAATGCGATATTTACAACGTCAACTTCTTAGCAATAGACAGGTCATTAACTATGGCATTGCTGTAAGTAGTGGCGGTGAGGTAGTGGTCAATACTACTAATAATATTCTTGTGCCTAAGGGAACCACAGGAGAACGACCTATCACTTCGGCAAACGGTATGGTTAGATATAACACTACTCTAAATGAGTTAGAAGTATATCAAAGTGGTGCTTGGAGGAAGTTTCGATTCAAAGAACCTACCGCAATTACTTGGCAAAGTCTAGGGATAGGTGATGGATCCACAACCACATTTGGTCCTATAACAAACATAGCAACTGCCGCCGCTTCGGGTGTTACATGGGATGTAGCACAGATAGCGCAGAATATTTTAGTTTTAGTAGAGAACGTCGTACAGATTCCAAACACTAACTATCAAGTAACACAAATTAGTTCCGATTACTATCTACAATTTACCGGTCCTAGCATCAATAACAAGGAAATTATCGTTGTAAAAGGGTTTGACCAATAAAGGATAAAGAATGGCACTGGTTATTAAAGACAGAATAAAGGAAACCACTACTACCACAGGCACTGGAAATTTTCAGTTGGCCGGTGCAGCACAGGGGTTCGAACCATTCAATGAAATTGGTGACGGTAATCAAACATATTATGCTGTAGTATCAGATCCTAGTGTCGGTGAGTTTGAAGTAGGACTAGGAACATTTAATCAAACTACACAACAGATATCTCGCAGCCAGATTGTATCTAGCAGTAACAACAATCTTATCGTAAACTTTTCTGCCGGAGTCAAAGAAGTGTTTTGCACTTATCCTGGCACTAAGAGCGTATTTAAAAATGGCTCAGGTATTGTTGAATTGCCAGCAGGCAGTTTAGTAGGAGGCAGTTTGATAGGTGGTGTAGGACCTACTGGACCGATAGGGCCCACTGGTGCATTTGGTGGACCTACAGGACCAACAGGGCCGACAGGACCAACAGGGCCGACAGGACCAACGGGTCCACAGGGCGATAAAGCTGGATTAAAATTTACCTTTGATGTTGCCTCTACAACCATGGCAGATCCAGGATCTGGACTGGTGAGATTCAACAATGCTGCCATAGCCGGCGTGACCAGCATAGCAGTTAGTGCCACTACTTACGACTCTGCTAATTTGCGTACCTATATGGCTACCTGGGATGATGGTACTCCGGCAACTAAAGGTTATATAATTGCAAAAAGTAACAGTAATCTTTCTAGCACCTATGCCATATTTGCATTGACTGCGCTTACTGATAATACCACATGGTTGCAATTTACAGTAACTTATGTTAGTGGTACAATGCCTACTACTGAAGCCATAGTTTTAGACTTTGCCAGAACAGGTGATATTGGACCGACAGGACCAACAGGACCCACAGGGCCCACAGGACCAACAGGGCCCACAGGAGCACAAGGTGACAAAGCTGGCCTAAGATATAATTTTAGTAATGTTACTACGATGGCAGATCCTGGAGCTGGACTAGTGAGATTCAATAACTCTACAGTTTCCAGTGTAACACAAATCGCCATTGATGATCTAGGTGCCGAAGGTACAAATTTCGAAAACTATCTATTAACCTGGGACGACGGTACTGCTACGCCTAAAGGTTATATCTATTTTAAGAGTAATCTAAACAGCTCGGCAACAGGCACAATCTTTGCTATTACTGGACTTACTGATAATGTTGGATGGGTACTATTCGATGTAACCTATGTCAGCGGTGCGATGCTGCTGCATGGTCTAAACGTGGTTGTTGATTTGAACAAGACTGGTGATACTGGACCCACAGGACCCACAGGACCCACAGGACCCACAGGTCCAACCGATGCCAACAACCTATTTGGTGGCAACACTGGCCAAATTCCCTACCAAACTGCTACTGGTGTAACAGCTTTTAATGCTGACTTGACTTTTGATGCCACTACTAAAAGACTCACGGTTAACAGTGTGCAAGTTGGAAGAGGGCTAACTGGAGACATTAATACCACGGCAATTGGTCGAAATGCACTGAATTCAGTGACAACGGGTACGCAGAACACAGTTGTTGGCGCATTGGCATTAGAAGACGGTAACGGCACTGGAAATACTGTAATAGGTTACAACGCAGCCGCAAATCTAGCCACAGGGGACCTTAATGTAGTAATTGGTCCTAACGCTCTTTCTACTTCAATACTAGGTAGCAGTAACATTGCTATTGGATCGGACACCTTGTTAACAGTCACTAGTGGTAGCGGCAATATTGCTATTGGAACCGGTGCTTTATCAGCAGTAGATAGCGGAGCAGATAATAACATTGCCATTGGCTTCTATGCAGGATCAGACTTGGATGGTAACGTTGACGGTAACGTATTACTAGGAAACTTTACCGGTAATGCTGGTGGATTAGACGTAACAGCATCTACAAATACAATTACTGTATCTAACGGAAACGGTGATGTAAGGTTGCATTACACTGCTAATGGTAGTTTCGTAACAAAAATTTACAACGCTAGTTCAACACTGTGGGCCAATGGATATTTAGAAATTATAGCTACGTCAAATACCAATTTACAATTTCGTTACAGAGGCAGTGACGGAACCACGAGAGCAGGCAATATAACGCTGTCATAACGCCAAATCTAAGTTTATACTAGTCCAAATAAATAGTATATGCTTGGATTTTCACCTCTTAGTTCTTCCCCATTAGGATCGCCAGGACCAGCAGGTCCATTGGGAACCGGCGTAGGGAAAATATCAGGACCATTATTAGCAAATAATTTAACAAGAAGTGGTGTGGATTTTAGTGTTGACACAAATTTCTTTTATTTAAATCCTACAGATCAAAGAATAGGATTTTTGACAGATACACCTACTACTACATTAGAAATAAATCCTAATTTTGTAAGTGT